AGGTATATACTATTTTTCTATATATTGTTAGATTTATATGTGTTTATTACTATGGTAATACCTAATGTACCTAATGTACCTAATAGTTTATATAAATGCGCATTTGCGGAGAGTGGAGAAGGCTTAAAATTCGTTAGTGCGACCTAATAGACCGAAGAGGTGACAAAGGAAATTGCAAAACCGCCTTCGGTATATTAGGTCGCACTAACGGCATAGGAGTTCGCATTTGAAAGAAAAGAAAAATAAACAACGAAATAGACCTTGACGGTTTTTTCGTCCTAATCGTTGTCATTTTTTTCGCAAAAACATATAATAAGAACGCCATTGTTTACTCCTTTCGGTCTTACTGGCAACTGACAGGTTATCGCTCATCCTGTCGGTGCTCAAAGGCTCACTGAACGCAAGAGCAGAAGTGTCACGGTTCAGTCTTATCCTGTGACCGCCTGAAAAGCGCTCCCTATGCTTCGTTAGCTCAATCGGCAGAGCGGCGGATTTGTAATCCGCTGATCGGAGTTCAATTCTCCGATGAAGCTCCAATCGGTGCGCAACCGATCACATGCAGGGTCGCTCCCTTCCGGTAGCTGGACGGCACACAAGTCGATATCAAGTGGCACAGCGGAATAGCAACGCTGCGGAGTCGATAATGAGACGGCGGAGGGCTGGAAACTCCAACGCACTGCGAGAGGCGAAAATAACCAGCAGTCTATGTGCTGTTCGCCCAGCGGCTAGGGCAGATGTCTCATAAACATCAGCGGCGTGGGTTCGAATCCCACACAGCGCACCATTTTTGATGGAGGATTGGAACAATGGCAGAGAAGAAAGCGCCGCCCCTTGAGCACGTTATCGTTACTCGTATCGTTAAGTCGCTTAAAGCATATGGCGTAACGTGGATTGTCAAAACGCACGGCGGTCCATTTCAGTCTGCCGGTATCCCCGATATTCTGTGTGTTGCGCCGAACAGCGGGCGCTTGTGTGCGATTGAAGTCAAGCGCCCTGACGGATACGGAAAGGCGACAGAATTGCAAAACAGACAGATTGCTGCGTTGAATGCGACTGGGGCAGTGGCAGGCATTGCCACCTGTGAGGGAGAAGCGCTTGCGCTGTTAGCGCGTGCGAACGAAAGGAGTTGCTTGGGATGCTGACTATCGAGGGAGTGAAGCGGTTCTTTGGTTTCTGCAAGACGATTGATCGTCGCATTGACAGCAAACTGGCGCAGCAGAAAAAGTACATGGAGATCGCGACGAATATTTCCCCTTCTGCCGGGAATGGCGGTTCTCATAGCGCCAATCCGGATAAATTCGCTTATTGCATTGGCCGCATCCAACAGCTCGAACAGGAGATCGATAAGGACGTCGATATGCTGATCGACTGCAAACATCTAGCTGACCGCGTACTTGCTCAGATCGAAGATGTAAGGTATCGTGATATCCTTGAGATGCGGCACATTATGGGTATGTCGTGGGCTGAGATTGGCGAGAGCCTGCATTATGAGAATACGCAGATTTGGCGGTTGCACGGGCGTGCGTTGCAAGTTGCCCGGAACATTCTGAATGGCTTCTTGGAGAATGAGCCTGAAAATCAAGCGGTTATAGCCTACATTTGCGGCAGGATGGAATAAAAAGGAATATCGAACTGTGATATAGTATAGACTAGGAAAAGCGAATAGAGGAGCACATCCCAAATGGGTTTGCAGGCATGGTTGTGTTTCCCTGCCTAGGGTACGGTGCATGAGCGGTCTTATCCTTTCTCCTGCTCATATGTGAGGGAGCACCGCAAACGGGAAGTTTCTCCTTGGTCGGCAGCGGCAGTGTGTGACGTCACTGCCGCTGTTTGAATATTATGACAGACTGCGATGCGGTCTGTTTTTTGTTAGAGGTGATAGAGCGTGGAACAAAACGAGATTGTTTACAAGACACTGGACGAAATCGTGCCGTACCAGAATAATCCGCGAAGGAATAAGCGTGCTATCGCCAAAGTTGCGGACTCGATCAAGCGATATGGCTTTTTGAAGCCTATCGAGCTTAATGAAGATGGGGTAATCATCAACGGACACACCCGGTTGGAAGCGGCTAAGAAGCTGGGGCTAACCGAGGTTCCATGTATCGTTGTTGATGGGTTGACCCCCGAGCAACAGAATGCTTACCGTCTGGCCGACAACAAAACACAGGAATTGGCAGAGTGGGATGCCGAGAAGCTGACGTTTGAGCTGGCGAATATCGAGGATGATATGCTGGCGTTTGGTTTCGTGAAGCCTGCGACGGGCGGAATTTTTCAGGACAATGTCCCGATGAAGCCCAGTGTTCCGTTTGAGCCGCAGAATGGCGATTTGCTGGCGCTTGGACGGCATAGGGTGTATATCTCAAGTCTGAATGAAGACGCGCTGAGAGCCGTTTGCGGCGGAAATAGGACGAACCTGATTTTCTGCATGTTACCGGGCTGTTCTGACCGGGGAACGCTGACGCAGGAACTCTTGGCGGTGCAGCAGTTCGTTTCACCTGGTACTGTGTTTTATCTGTGGCATGATGATGCCTATGGTCAGACGGCGAGAGGTGCATGTCGGGACGCTGAACTTGAGATTCGTCAGGTGCTTGTTTTTGATGAACACTCATCTGTCTCGACGTTTGGAGATGGATACGCTGTTGAGCATCGCCCGTGTTTGTATGGCTGGGTAGCTGGCTCTCATTTGTGGGCAAGCGACCGTAAGCAGACGACGATTCTGAGTTACGATGCGGCAGAGCGGGGAAGCCTGTCTGTACCGCTGTCTGCGTATTGCATCGAGAACAACACGCGCAGAATGGACAGAGTGCTTGACCCGTATGGCGATAACGGGTCTACCGTTATCGCCTGCGAGCAATGCGGACGCACGGCGTTGTGTATATGCGGCGTGAAGGATGCACGAGTCGCCATGGCAAGATATATCGCCTTGACCGGCGATGCCAGTCAGGTAAGGAGAATCCATGAACAGGGTTAAGATTGAGTATCGCAGGTTGACGGATCTGCATCCGTATGAAAACAATCCGCGAAATAATGACGCGGCTGTTTCGCCGGTCGCCGCGTCCATGCACGACTTTAAGTTTAACTCCCCGATTGTCATTGACAGAAACGACGTGATTGTCTGCGGACATACACGTTACGCCGCTGCGAAGTCGCTTGGACTCATCGAAGTACCGACGATTCGCGCCGATTGGCTTACGCCTGACCAGATTAGGGCATTCAGGCTGGTCGATAATCGAGTCGCTGAGTTTTCGAGTTGGGACGTTGAGAAGCTGTCCGAAGAGCTGACGAATATTACAATCGACATGACGCGATACGGGTTTGAGCCTGCCGAGGTCAAAGAGGACAATTACAGCGAAGTGCCGCCGAAAAAGCCGATTACGGAAAACGGCGATATCTGGTTGCTGGGGCGACATCGGCTGATGTGCGGCGATTCGACAAACGTCGAAGATGTGCAGACGCTGATGAACGGTATCCCAGTCGATTGTCTGGTAACAGACCCGCCGTACAACGTGGACTATGAATCGAACGGCTGCAAGGTCAAGATGAAAATCATGAACGACAGTATGCCGGATGACAAGTTTCGCGCGTTCCTGACGGATGCGTTCAGCGCCGCAAACGAGGTTATGAAACCCGGCGCGGCGTTCTATGTTTGGCACGCAGACGGCGAAGGATATAATTTCCGCGCCGCGTGCGAGAATGTTGGATGGCCGATCATGGTTTGTCTGGAATGGGTTAAGAACTCGCCTGTGCTGGGCAGGCAGGACTATCAGTGGCAGCACGAGCCTTGTCTGATGGGCTTTAAGCCGGGCGGTAAGCCGCTGTGGGTATCAGACGGAAAGCCGAGAACGTCTATTCTACGGTTCAATCGCCCGACAAAGAGTAAAGAGCATCCGACAATGAAGCCGGTTCTGCTGTTTGACTATATCATTCGGCAGAATACACAACCGATGGATATCGTGCTTGATGTATTTGGTGGCAGCGGAACGACGATCATTGCCTGCGAACAGAATGACCGTGTCGGTTACAGCATGGAGCTTGATCCTCATTATGCGGACGTTATCGTTGATCGGTATATCAAACTGGTCGGCGACGATACAGGCGTTTACCTGATCAGAAAAGGGGAACGCTTGCCGTATGCTAGCATCAAAAAGGAGGTGAATGCGTCGTGATGTGTCCGAGATGCGGCGAGGATGATGCAGAAGCGTTCATCTGCTACCTGCCGGAAGTCAAACAGTATGCCGTCAACATGTATTGCACAAATTGCAAAAGACAGATGAGCGGCGTACAGGGTGAAACCGAAAAAGAAGCGTATGCCGCCACTGTAAAGAAGTGGTCTGAAAGGTGGCCGAACGAATGACATTGAGTGAGTTTTTGATTGTGTTGAACGGGCAGCGGGAAAGACTGACGCGACAGCAGCTTAAAACACTGCGTGGACAGGCGCTTGCCGGGGATGTGAACGGAGCGTCGAAGGGGTTACGTCAAATTCTGTTGGGGAGTGGAAGAAGTGCCGACAAAGGCGAAAAGACCGTGCAAGCATCCAGGGTGCCCTAATCTCTGTACGGATGGTTATTGCGACGAGCATCGTCCTAAGCGGTATGACCCGGAGTATGAAGCCAGACGTGGCAGCGCTGCTTCACGCGGGTATACGAGCCGATGGCGAAAGGCATCAAAGGCTTTTCTTCGCGCACATCCAATCTGCATGAAGTGCTTTAATTCGACAGGCGAGATTGTTCCGGCGACAGAAGTCGATCACATTATTCCGCACAGGGGCGATCAAAAGTTGTTTTGGGATATGAGCAATTGGCAGGCGCTCTGTCATAATTGTCATTCTGCTAAAACCGCCAGAGAAGATGGAGGATTTGGCAATAAGCGAGGAAGTGGGTAAATGGGAAAGCGCGGACCAGCACCGAAGCCAACGGCGCTCAAGATTCTTGAAGGAAATCCTGGCAAGCAGAAGCTGAATAAGAACGAGCCGAAGCCAAAGCCGCTTGATGCAATTCCCAAACCGCCGACGCGCCTGTTGCCAGACGCTAAGAAGGAGTGGAAACGGCTTGCTCCTACGATGGTCGCGACCGGGTTGCTTACGGATCTTGACCTGTCGGCTTTTGCCGAGCTTTGTCAGAATTATGCCTACTATCTGTCGATCGACAAACAGATTCTAGCGCTGGGCGAAGATAAAGGGCCGGCGATGCTGCAAAGAACGCCATCTGGCTACTATATGACGCATCCACTGTTGTCGTTGCGACGGAATTATTACGAAAACTGGCGACGAGGATTGGCAGACTTTGGATTGACGCCGTCCAGCCGTTCGCGCATTATTGTCGGTGATTCTGGAGGAAATGGCAGTAATGTCAAGAATGGAGGCGGTAAGGATGACATGGAAGATTTGTTGAGTGGTGGTTGGTAAAAGGTGTTTGACGAGAGAAAGGCAAACCGCGTCACGCGCTTTATCGAGAACCTGAAGCATACGAAAGGTAAGTTCCACGGACAGCCGTTCAAATTGTTGCCTTGGCAAAAAAAGGTAATCGACGATGTATTTGGAACAGTCCGCGATGACAACCCCAAATTGCGTCAATTCTCCGATGTCTACGTTGAAATCCCCAAAAAACAGGGTAAATCTGAACTTGGAGCAGCGTTGGCACTGAATATGCTTGTCAATGATGATGAGTATCAGGCTGAGGTTTACAGCTGTGCGGCCGACAAAAATCAGGCATCTATCGTGTTCGATGTGGCGACGGAGATGGTCAATCAGTGTCCTGCCCTTGCTCGTCGCATCAAGATTATTCCATCGACGAGACGCATGGTTTATCTGCCGACAGGCTCGGTGTATAAGGTCTTGTCGGCTGACGTGCGTACCAAGCACGGTTTGAATGTCAGCGCGTGTATCTTTGATGAGCTGCATACGCAGCCGAACAGAGAACTATATGACGTTATGACGCAAGGCTCCGGTGATGCGCGAGAACAACCGCTGTTTTTCTATCTGACGACTGCTGGCACAGACAGGAACAGCATTTGCTGGGAAGTGCATACCAAAGCCATGGATATTTTAGAGGGGCGCAAAAAAGACCCCTACTTCTATCCAGTTGTGTTCGGTTTGGGCGATGATGAGGATTGGAACGATGAAAAGAACTGGTATAAAGCTAATCCGAGCCTTGGTATCACGATAGATATTGACAAAGTCCGTAAACAGTACGCCAGAGCGCTTGAGAACCCTGCTGATGAAGCGGCGTTCCGACAGCTGCGTTTGAACCAGTGGATCAAGTCCACAACGCGCTGGATCAATATGTCGTATTGGGACAAATGTGAACAGGACTTTACGGAAAATACGCTTGCGGGACGCGAGTGCTATGCAGGGCTTGACCTGTCCAGCACATCGGACCTTACGGCGCTTGTGCTGGTTTTTCCGCCTGATGCCGACGATCTTGATGGGCTGTGGTATGTGCTGGCGTACTACTGGTGTCCAGAAAGCCAGATAGAATTGCGTACAAGGCGCGATCATGTGCCATATAAGGAATGGGTAGCCTACAAGTATATCGAAGCCACAGATGGCAACGTAGTCGATTACAAGGCTATCAGAAAGAAGATAAAAGAGCTGTATGGAAAGTTCAACATCAAAGAGATAGCCTATGACCGATGGAACGCTACGATGCTTGTTCAGCAGCTTCAGGATGATGATGGAATTACAATGGTCGAGTTTGGACAGGGTTATAAAAGCATGTCGCCGCCGACCAAGGACCTTGAGATTAAAGTCCCGGCTGGAAAAATTGCGCACAACGGAAATCCGATTTTGCGGTGGAACATTGATAATGTCGCCATCCAGCGCGATCCTGCCGATAATCATAAAATCGACAAAGCGAAGTCAACGGAAAAGGTTGACGGCGCAGTTGCGCTTGCTATGGCGCTTGGGCGGGCGATGGTGCATGTGGATCAAACAAGCGTTTATGATAAAGACGATCACGATCTGATCGTCTTTTAATTTTACGGAGGATTTTACCTATGGCAAATCCCTTTAAAAAACTGTTCCGGGCGCGAGATGAGCCGATTGAACGCCATCCAAGGAACGCGGTAAGCCAGGCGATGGCGTTCTTCTTCGGCAGTTCTTCTGCCGGGAAAAATGTGACGCCGCGAACGTCCGTGCAGGTTTCGGCTGTTTATGCTTGCGTGCGCGTTTTGGCTGAAACCGTAGCGTCGTTGCCGCTGCATCTTGACCGCTACATGGAGGGGTCGGGTACGGAGCATGCGCGGAATAATCCGCTGTATTATCTGCTGCACGATGAACCGAACAGCGAGATGACATCCTACGTCTGGCGAGAGACAGGCATGACGCATCTTGCGTTGTGGGGCAACTGGTACAACCAGAAAGTGTTCAATGGACGCGGTGAGGTTATAGGGCTTTATCCGTTGTTACCGGAGAATGTGCAGGTCAATCGCGATGAAAATGGTCAGATTGTCTATGACTACACGAACAGCGACGGTGCTTTCCGATTGTATCGAGATGAAGTGCTGCATGTGCCGGGCATGGGATTTGATGGTCTTGTCGGCTATTCGCCAGTCGCCATGATGCGAAATTCGCTTGGTTTGTCGATTGCCGCAGAGGAATACGGTGCGAGGTTTTACGCGAACGGCGCACGACCGTCTGGCGTATTGACACACCCCGGAACGCTGAAAGAGCCGGCGAAAGTCCGCGACCAGTGGCAGAAGGTCTATGGCGGTTCTTCCAACACAGGTAAAGTTGCGGTGCTGGAGGAGGGGCTTGAGTATAAGCCAATCTCGATGCCGAACAACGAAGCGCAGTTCCTAGAAACGCGCAAGTTCCAGGTTGAAGAGATTTGTCGAATCTACCGTGTTCCGCCACATATGATTGCAGACCTTGAGCATGCGACGTACAGCAACATCGAGCATCAGTCGATTAGCTTTGCACAGTATACCATCGCGCCGTGGTGCGCACGAATTGAGCAGAGCATGAATCGCGATCTGCTGAAAAAGGCTGATAAAGCAAAATATACGACGCATTTTAACATCGACGGCATTCAGCGTGGCAGTTACCAGAGCCGCATGGAGGGCTATGCAAAAGCCATTCAGAACGGCTGGATGTCGCCTAATGATGTTCGAGCACTTGAAAATCTGCCCTTGCTGACAGATGAGCAAGGTGGTAACACGTATGCGATCAATGGCAACATGGTATCCCTGAAATCTTTGAATATGCAGCCGCAAGTCGAGCCGCCTGTTCAGGAGGATAAGAATGAGAACAGTTAACTTTAACGGTTATATCGATGATGAGGTCTTTTGGGGCGATGAAATCACGCCGGAGAGTCTTCACGATTCGTTGTACGGCCCTGCCGACAACGACGATGTGACTCTTATCATCAACAGCTATGGTGGTAGTTGTTCTGCCGCACGAAAGATGTTTGATGACATTCGTAACTACCCCGGCAGGGTCAAAGCACAGATTCAGGTCGCGGCATCGTCTGCGACGAGCGTTTCTGCTGCCTGTGACGATGTGGAGATGACGCCGATGGGCATTTACATGATCCACCTGCCGTCTACCTTTGCTTGGGGCAATCAGAACGATCTCCAGAATGAGATCGCAGTACTCGATGCGTACACCGAAGCCATCATCAACAGTTACGCGCCGCGCTGCGAAGCGAAGGGCGTAAGCCGTGATGATATCCGGGCGCTGATGGATGCGAGTACATGGATGGATGCAACGGCAGCGCTCCAAAAGGGCTTTATCGATAGCATCAGTGAAGCGATTCCCAAGGCGACGAACGCCGCAGGACGCACGATTGACCGGGCGTATGTGCAGGACAAAATCGAAACTTGGGAAAAGCGCACGAAAAACCGCCTGATGAGGGCAAATATCGAAAATGTCAACGCTTCTGATGCGCTGACGAAGCGAGACCTCGATTGCTTCCGTGATGAAATGCGGGAGCTTTTTTCGTCTCAGCACAACACGAATCTCGTTTCTGCGGATCAGCTGTATAAGCGGCTGAATCTGCTTAAGTAACAATAGGAGGAAAAAAACATGACTCTTTCTGAATTGATCGCCAAGCGTGCTAACGCGTGGGACACAGCAAAAAAGTTCCTTGACGAACATACGGACAAGGATACTGGCATGATGTCTGCCGAGGATGCGCAGACGTATGACCGCATGGAGAAGGATATCACTGATCTGACGGCTTCCATTGAGCGCAGGCAGCGTGCCGAAGCGTTTGATAGGGCGCTTGATAATCCTGTGAACAGCCCGATTACCAGCATTCCGGGTCGCGATCCTGAAAAGAAGGAAGACCGGAGCGGCCAGCAGTATAAGAATGCGTTCGGACGTTATCTGCGCAACGCTCAGGTTGGCTATGACGTGAATAACGTGCTGTCTGTCGGTACGGATTCCGACGGCGGATATACGGTACCGGATGAGTTTGAGCATACGTTGGTCGAGGCACTGGCGGATGAGAACGTATTCCGCACGATGGCGACCAGCATCAAGACGGCTTCCGGCGACCGGAAGATTCCGATTGTGGCGACGACCGGCACTGCATCGTGGGTGGACGAGAATGCGGCTATTCCGGAGAGCGGCGTAACCTTTGAGCAGAAGACGCTGTCCGCGTACAAACTGGCAACGATGGTCAAGGTCTCTGAGGAGCTGCTTGCGGACTCGGCGTTCAACCTTGAGGATTACATGGCGCGAGAGTTTGCACGTCGTTTTGCGGTTGCCGAGGAAGCGGCATTCTGCACCGGCAATGGCACAGGCAAGCCTACCGGCGTGTTCGACTCGACGAAGGGCGCATCTGCGGGCATCACTGCTGCTAAGACCGATACGTTTACAGCCGATGAGCTGATGGATCTGTTCTATTCTCTGCGTGCACCGTATCGCTCTAAGTCGATATGGTTTATGAATGATTCGACGATCAAGATCGTTCGCAAGCTCAAGGACAACAACGGTCAGTATATTTGGCAGCCCGCGCTGACGGCAGGCACGCCGGATATGATTCTTGGTCGTCCGTACAAGACGTCTGTTGCCGCGCCGGAAGCGACGACTGGCAATACTGCGGTTCTGTTCGGCGATTTCAAGTATTACTGGATCGCAGACCGCAAGAGCCGCACGATTCGTCGCCTGAATGAGCTTTATGCAGTAAACGGTCAGGTGGCATTCCTCGGCACCGAACGTCTTGACGGCTGCCTGATCCTGCCGGAAGCGATCAAGGGACTCAAAATGGCTTGAAAAGCCCGTAGGAGGGCGGCTTCAAGATGAGCCGTCCTCCCTTTTCTTTGGAGGTGCGTTATGGCAATTGTAACGGTTGCAGAGATGCGGATGCACATGCACCTTGAGGTTTATGCGGAAGCGACGGAAATCGACGAACAGGAAGATCAGGATCAGTATATTGCCAGTCTGATTAACATGGTGCAGAAAAGCGCGGAGGACTTTTGTGGCCGCAAGTTTGCGGAGGACGATGCGCCTGAACCTGTCAGGTTGGCTGTTATGCTGATGGTTTCGCACTACTACGAGTACCGAGACAACTACGATAATCCATCGTACAAGGCAGCGAAAAGTGCGTTTGAAGACCTGTTATGGCCATACCGCACTGTGGATGTGTTGTTCTGACAGGTGGTGACGGGCTTTGCGTGGTTATAGAACATTCAACCCTTCTCCGCATCCGGGCGATTTACAGCAGAGAATAACGATTGGCAAAACGATCAGTGAGACGAATGAAAACGGCTATCGGGATGATACGGACAAAGTGATTTGTCGTGTGTGGGCCGGCGTTGACGATGCTGGTAATCAGAAGTATCGTGCGGCAGACAGCGAGGTCGTCGAAGACGTTTTGAACTTTGTTATTCGATACAGGCGGGATATTGAAGCTGGTATGTGGGTCGAGTTCGACGGCGAGCGCCGAATCATCACCAACGTCGGTCACTATGGCTATCGTAAGCAATATCTTGGCTTGAAAACATACAGGCAGGAGGTTGTCAGCCGATGAAGATTGTGCAGGGCGCGCTTGCGAAAACGGGCATACCGTCCTATTCGCAGATTTGGCAGTCAACAGCCCAAAATCCCAAAGCACCGAAACAGTATTTTGTTTACAGTTACATGCTGAAACCAACACATTTCCAGGACGATGTGCCGACAACGTATGACGTGTATCTCTATTTGCAGTTGTGGAGTAAAAATGACCCCACAAAAGCGATTGAGAAGACGCGACAGGCAATGTTTGCATCCGGCTGGGGCATGGTGGAGGAAACGACAAAAGGATATAAACAGCCTGCTTATGACGAGCAGGTTGATTTGTACTGCGTGATCTGGACATGGGAGTATGGATTGCCTGTACCTGCAAGCGAGGTGACGGAAAATGGCGCTTGATACGTCGAGCGTGAACGCCGAAATCAAAGAGATCATGGATGATCTTAAAACGATGGCGGAAGTGCTGAGCCCTGATGGCGCGGCGATTGCTGATGCGCTTGAAGCGGGAGCTGTTCCTATTTATGAACAGATGAAAGCAAATGCGTCAAGTGACCCTAAAATTCGAACCAGCACTCTATATGACAATATCACGATTGGCGAGGTTAAAAGTGTCGATGATGATGGCGTGATGATGAGGAAAAAATCCATCACAATCGGTGCACGATATGGTCCCGGCAAAGCCAATCACGCGCATCTTGTCGAGTTCGGTCACGCCGGACCAACACCTGATTCTGATCCGACGCCGCCGCATCCTTTTGTGCGTCCTGCCTTTGACGCTAAAAAGGATGAAGCGTATTCGATTATTCGCGACACACTGACAAAGGCAGTAACATAAAAATTGAGGAGGTTTAAATATGCCTGATACAAAGAATCCGTCCTCTGTCGTCGGTCTTAAAAAGTTTACGCTTGCGCCGATTACGAAGGACGAAGAAACCGGTACCACATACGGCGAGATTGTACGCGTCCCCGGCTTGATTGAGGCGACGGTTACACCGTCTACTACGGACGCAGATATTCAGTATGCCGATGATGTCGAATACGACGCGCTGAATCCCGATCCGGACATTGCGCTGAAGGTTACGATGGCGGATTTCCCGCTTGATGTGCAGGCTAAACTGTTTGGCTCTAAGCTGAATGCGGATGGCACGCTGTGGCGCAATGCCTCGGACAAGGCACCGTATTTCGCGGTTGGCTTCATGTCCGAAAAGGCGGACGGCACATACCGTTATGTATGGCTGCTCAAGACACGAGCAAAGCCGCTCACCGAAAATTACAAAACCAAAGAAGGTACGACGATTACCCGTCAGACGGGTGAAATCGAATTTACCGCGATTAAGCGCATCTCGGACGGCAACTATCAGGTTGTTGCTGACGAGGGGCTGAACAGCTTTACTGGCGGCGCAACGTTCCTTGACAAAGTCCCTAATAGTGCGGGCGACGTCTGATTTTAAGCCTGCGGCAAATGCCGCAGGCTCTTTTTCTGTTTAAAGGAGGATTTTAAATGATTACCTGTACGCTTGGCGGCAAGAAATACAGCATCCCGTATGTGTCTGGACGCGCTTTGCGTGAAATTGGCCCTGCACTGGATGTTTACACAAAAATGCTGGCGGTCGGTCTAAAGGTTGAAAGCGGCTTGGATGTAACGGACGAGGAAGCGAACGCGCTTTCGGTCAAAGATGCTCTCGATACGATGATTGATTGGTTTTGCCTGCTGTTCCAGAACCAGTTTACACCCGACGACGTGTTGGATCTATACCCTGCTGACAGACTGATGCATGACTTGGCACTTACAATTCAGGCTGTCAACAATCAGGCAACCGGAGTTTTGGCTGATTTCCCTACGACAGCAGCTCAGGCACAGAAAAAAGAACCGACGAGCCAGCAATCCTGACGCTGCAAGATTACGTGTTGCAGACATACAACACGCTGCTGGATGCCGGTTGGCAAATGAATCATATTGACACAATGGATTTTATCGGTTTCATGAAAGTTCGCGCTTGGAAAGCTAAACGCGAACAAATCAAAAGAGCACCGAAAAAGCGATATATTGATGAAGTCTGGCCAGGGCTTCATCCGTAAAGGAGGAAAGAAGCATGGCCAGTGAATCAATCCGAGACCTTGTTGTCAGGCTTTCTTTGGAATCAGACAGTTTTTCTTCCAATATAAGGACAATCACTGCTCAAATCAAAGAAGCACGAAGTGACTTTGCTCTCGCTGCCGCCGGGAACAAGAATTACGATAAAAGCGTTGAAGGCATGACGGCGCACGTTGTGGAGCTTGAACGGGAAATGCAGCTCCAAAACAAGGCGGTCGAGCAGTATCAGCGTAAACTGCAAAAGGCGAACGACTCTCTTGAAAAGTCATATAAGAAAAATCAGCAGTTAAAATCTCAGCTGACCGAATCAAAAAACGCATACGATGCACTTGCCCAGAAAGTCAAAGAGACTGCGCAGGAATATAAGTCGCTCAAACAACTATATGGCGAGGATGCGCCTGCCACGCAGAGAGTGAAAGCGCGGCTGGAAGCCTTAAAAGAAGAACTGAAAAAGGCGGGCAAGGAATACTCTAATCTGAATCAGAAGGTCAATGTCAGCAACCGGACGATCCAGAATAATGCGGATAAGGTGGCTCGCGCAAAGACAGAACTGAATAATGCTAAAACAGCGGTTATCAATATCAAACAGCAAATTGACGAACTGAATCTGAAAATCAAAGCAGCCCCATGGACGAGTTTTGCCGAGCAGTGCGACAAGGCGGCGAAAACGCTGGACTCGCTCGGCAGTAAGATGGAGAGCGTCGGTAAAAAACTCTCTGTGGCGGTTACGACGCCGATTCTTGCTGCTGGCAAGTCGATGATTCAGGCATCTGTTGATTATGAATCTGCTTTCGCGGACGTAAAAAAGACGGTTGAAGCCACGGAAGGTGAGTTCTCCGACCTGTCTGAACAGATCATTGCGATGTCTAAAGAGGTTGGTCAGGACGCATCAAGCATTGCATCGGTTTTTGCTATCGCCGGTCAGATGGGCATCGAAACTGAGAATCTTGCTGAGTTTGCACGTGTCATGATTGATTTGGGCAATTCAACAGATATCAGCGCGACGGAAGCCGCAGAAGCTTTGTCACAGTTTCGCAATGTTACAAACATGGCAACCGATGATTTTGATCATCTTGGCTCTGCCATTGTTGATCTGGGCAATAAGAACAGCACAACCGAATCGTCAATCATGGATATGGCGACACGTATTGCTGCGGCTGGTACACAGGTCGGCTTGTCCGTGCAAGAGATTCTCGCAATGGCGACTGCGCTGTCCTCCGTCGGCATCGAAGCCGAAATGGGCGGATCCGCATTCTCTAAAGCGTTGATTAAAATCGAAGTTGCCGCCACCGAAGGCGCGGATGGGCTTGAGGATTTTGCCAGCGTCGCAGGAATGACGAATGAGGCTTTCTATGAATTATGGGAATCTAATCCTGCATTAGCATTTATGTCGTTCATTCAGGGACTTTCCGAACTTGATGATGAGGGAATCAGTGCCATTGCGACCTTGAACGATATGGGATTCAAGGAAGTGCGTTTGCGCGATACGTTGCTGCGTTCAACAAATGCCGTTGATCTGCTTTATAAAACACTGGACGAATCAAACGAAGCATGGAAGTCGAATAGTGCGTTGACCGCAGAAACCAGTAAGCGATATGCGACGACCGAGTATCGGCTTAAAAATCTGAAAAACTCGTTTACGGAAATTGCACGTCGAATGGGCGATGACCTGAATCCACTTTTGCAGGAATTTATCGATAAAGGTTTTGAAATCGTAGATTGGCTTGATGGGCTTGACAAATCTCAGCGCGAAGCTGTTGTCAAAATTGGCGCTGTTGCTGCTGCCGCCGGCCCGCTGTTGATTATACTCGGTAAGCTAAACAAAAGCGTGCTGTCGCCGTTGCTGAAGACCTTTGCATCGTTTGCGCGTGCTTGCGCTGCTGCCGGCGGCGGCGTGAAAGGTTTGCTGTCCGTCTTGTCTGGCTCTCCTGCCGTCTGGCTGGCTGTTGGTGCGGCAACGCTGTATGCGCTTAACCAGTTGAAAGAATACGCTACAGGCGCAGCACAGACCAAACAGGCGATGACAGACCTTGAGGATGTTGCTGACCGCTGGGCGCGACATCAGGCAGAGTCGATTTATTCTGGCGATGGCATGGGGCGATTTGATTTGACAGAATCTGATTTTGTCAATGCGCGAAAGTCTCTTGAGGCCGCACAGGAATGGAAAGACGGGCTTATCGCCGTCTGGACGGATGGTAAAAAAGAAAGCAACTCTATCGTCAAGGAATGGACAGACTCGTTTGCCGAGTTGAACAATGGTGTTATCACAGAGCTGAACACGCTGCGTGAAAACGCCGCTCAGACAGGTGTCTCCGGGCTGTCTGACCAGATCGACGATGATATTACGACACTGAACAACATGAACGAGGAAGTCGCGAAGCTACTTAAAAAGCGGCAAAACGGCTATCTGACGGAAAAAGAGAAGCTCAGGCTTGATGAACTGATTGACACCCGCCAGAAAATCATGATCAAGTATGACCTCGTTCCCGCCGAAGGTGAAGAAGGCTATAAGAATCTCCTTAAACAGATTGAAGCTGAAGAAAGCCGTCAGAGGCTTGAACAGGGTGAGAAGTTTAAAACGGATATGTCGCTGTATGGCGATGGTCTGCTGGCTGCGGCTCAGGGGTATAAAGCCATCCGCGACCAGCATGAGGCGGACTATGATACGCAGTATAAGCTGATTGACCAGATCGAGGACGAAACAAAGAAGACAGAAGCGCTTGCAGAGCTTCAAGACGCCTACGATAAACAGCGTCAGGAGGACTTGCAGGATTACGCGGCGACGATCCAGCAGCTTTATCCGAAAATCGCAAACTCGGACGAGTTTAAGACGGCGTCTGAGAATTTCGATTTACTGATCGAGAAAATCGGTCTGTATAACCGCGAGGATGGAAAAGCGAAAGGCGAAACAGCACAGGAAATCAGCGACTTGCTTGCCGGGTGGAGCGAGGATGACATTGTTTCGTACATCGGTCTGCTTGAACAGATTCATTCGCTGATGAGCATGGGCTTTACCGAGGATGAAGTTCGGAAAATGTTCCCGGACTTGGGAGAAGCATTTAACTTTGATAATCTCCAAAGTCAGCTTAAATACATCTATGATTTTGCAAAGGATAACGGTTTTGATGGGCTGGCAAACCTAATTGAGACACAGTTGCCGGAGGAAATGCAGAAGATCATGGTGTCGCTGGGGATTGATACAGATGATGCGGCTATTGATTGGCAGAATTTTATTGATAGTATCAAAGATGCTTCCATTCCTGTTAGCGCGACGGTGACGCTTGATAAGTATACACAGGAGGCATATGACGCATTTGTTGAGAATAACCCGGTTAAGGTGAAAGGCGTCGTTTCGGCGATTTATGGTCTTGGGAAGTATGAGTCAAAGGATGATATCCTTACTGATGCGGAAGCTGGCAATGTTGCTTTCTACGAGGATGGACTTGAGATTTCGGCGGCTGTTGCTATTGACAGAGTGAATGGTAACGATATTGTGGTTGTCGGCGACGATGGTAAGCTCCACGTTATTCTGGTCGCTGATGTGGATCTGACAGGAGCTAAAGAGGCGGCGACCGCAGCGTTTGAGGATACGGGTAACACGTCCTTTGGAAACTGGGTTTCTCGCTTCAAGGATTTTTGGAATCCTGAAACTTGGGGAACAAAAAAAGGGTTCGGGCAGAGTGCCAAAGACCTTGTACAGCAAATCGTTGATATTGGGAAAGGGCTTGAAAATACAAAAGATATTCCAATTTTAAATTGGCTGTACGGTTCGCAATCTAAAAACATGGGGCAGGATGTACTGAATCGCTTCTCCGCAACAGACATCAACAATCTTGCCACGTTGGTGCAGACCTTGTCCGATGCGGTAAAAAACGGAACGGCCACGGAAGATGATATCCAAAATCTGCAACTGCTTACTGAGTTTTTCGCCACACTTGATACGCTTGGCATCGGTAAAAACATTACCGCAGGCGTCGCGCAGGGTATGGGCGATACGAGCTGGACGGATACGGCGGAAGGCGTAAGCGCTGATATCGTGAAAGCGTTGTGTGAAGCTCTGGGCATCCATTCGCCGTCTACTGTCATGCGTGATGAAGTTGGCGCTTATCTGTCGGAAGGTATCGGCGAGGGCTTGTCTAACTACGACTATACGCCGTATGTCGCTGCCGTTTCTGAGAAAATTCGCAGAACGCTTGCGTCTGCGCTGACGTATACGACATTCTACAATATCGGCAGACAGGCGGGCGCAGGGCTGGCGGCTGGCATTCGTGCAGGGTCGAACAGTGCGACGACGGCAATCACCAGCGTTGCCCAGCAGATTATCAACGCAGTGAAGCTGGCGTTGCGTATCAACTCTCCGTCTCGTGTCATGCGCGACGAGGTCGGTGTGATGACCATGCGCGGATGGACGGAAGGCATCCAGATGGAAGCGTCCAATACGCAGAAAGCTATCTCCAATGCGGCACACTATCTGACGGACAGCGCGTCCGGTATTGTCAGTAACATGAATAGCTATGATAACCGCACCACGGTCAACAGCAGCTCAAGTGTAAACCTGCACGTTGAGAATCTGCAAGTGCGCGATGAACAGGATATTCACGCGCTGGCGGTTGAGATCGCAACCATTACCAAAAACAACCAGCGGGCGCGTGGCTTGAGGATGGCCTGATGATGGGTCATCCTCTTTCCTTTATCAGGAGGGAATCATGAATCAATTGAACTACTGGTTCAAATGGAACGAAGTTAAAAGCACGGATTACGGCATCTATATCGCTGAACAACCGAATATCATCAAGCCTGCGGAGCGCGTATCTTATATCACCATCCCTGGCAGGAGCGGGAGCCTGACGCAGCTTCAGGGCGAGGACGTATATGAGGATATTACGCTGACTGTCGAGTGCTTTATCGCGGATAGCACGCGCATCGACGAGATCGGCGAATACCTGTCCGGAAATGGCATCCTTGAGCTGGCGGCTAGGCAGGGAGGTTATTTCCGTGGGCGCATCGCTAATCAGATTGATTTTAAGCAGATTCTTCGAGGGCATCCGAACCGGAGCTTTTCTGTCGTTTGGCGGCTTGAACCGTTTTGGCGATCCAAAACGACATCAGATATTAAGCTGACAACGAATGGCAGTGTCATCAATCCGGGGACGACATTTGCTTACCCGATAATTACAGTTGCCTGTAATGGAAGTGGTACGCTGATTGTTGGAGAGACGGCGGTTGTTTTGTCGGATGTACCAAGCAAAATAATTCTAAACGGAACGCTTCAAGAAGCATACAGCGACACGGTTTCGCTTAATGACTGTATGACGGGTGATTTCCCGAAGCTGCTACCTGGAAGTAACGTGGTTCGGTTTAATGGAGATATTACGAGCGTTGAGATTTCAGCCGAATGGCGCTATCTGATTTGAGGTGAGTGGATGTGATTCGGATTTATGAATCTGATTGTAAGGATTTCTCAAAAAATGGTTTGGGGTTGCTTGCACCGAGTGTTTGCACGGTCAGTGAAACACTGAACGGCACATGGGAGCTTACGCTTGAGCATCCGCTCGACGATACAGGAAAATGGCAGAGATTGCAGGAAGAGCGGATCATCGTTGCGCCTGTTCCTGCCGCGCCGACGCCACGAGTCGGTCTGGTGCATCAGGATAATATCGGTCACTATTACAAGAACGAAATCTACAGCATCAACACGAAGCGCGATCCGCTTCGTCTACGTTCTGGTCCCGGCTTTGACTATGCCATTATCGACCATATCGATATCGGGTTGGAGGTTATCGTTACCGATACAATAACAGATGAGGACGGGAACGAGTGGTGCGAGGTTATCGGCCCATATGGCGAGCATGGATTCCAGTATAAAAGCTATCTAAAGAAAGAACGCACAGAAGAAGGCGCAACGTCGAGCGGTAGCGTTTATGCAACCGGCACGGTCGTTGAAAGCCGCCTATTGCGTGACCAGCCGTTCCGCATCTATCGGGTCGTGCCCTCTGATGCGGATAGCGCTAAAGTGACGGTCTATGCGCGACACATCTTTTACGATCTGATGGACAATATGATCCAGCAGTACCGCCCTGTACCGGATGAGGCCGGCGCGACAGTGGCGGAGAGTCTGCTTGCCAAGTGCCTGTCAGAGCACGGATTCCGCATGTACTCCGATCTGACCACGACCGCGTCGGATGTGGATCTGTCTAACCTGAATCCTGTGTCGGCTATGCTGGAGGACGGCGGCCTGACGGCGAACTATGCCGCAGAGTTGGCGCGTGACTGGTACGACGTGTTCATGGTTAAGCGGGTCGGATACGACAAAGATGTGACGATTCGGCGCGGAAAGAACCTGAAAGGCATCACATACGATGCGGATATCACGAACGTGGTCACGCGCATTATGCCGACCGGAGAGGATAAGAACGGAAATGTGCTGTATCTGCCGGAGGTGTATGTTGCCAGCCCGCATGAAACCGAATATGTGCATCCCAAATGGTACAGGTTGGAAGTCTCGGACGCCGCCGAAGCGGAAGCGACAGAGGACGAAGAAGCTGTCACAAAAGAGGATGTCTATCAAAAACTGCGTGAAGCTGCACAGAAGGAATTCGACAACGGATGCGACCTCGCAACGCTGACGCTGACAGTGGATTTCGTGAATTGCGCGGATACGGAAGAATATAAACAGTACCGCTTTTTGCAAAATATCTACATCGGAGACGCTGTCCGCGTCGTAAACAGTCGGATTGGTGTTGATACACGCATCCGCATGACGGACTATACATTCAACTGCTTAACGCTGCAATATGACTCCATGACATTGGGTACGCTGGCGTCTACGCCGGACAACAGTCTGATTACAGGGAAGCAGCTTGGCAATGGTATCGTTACAGGCAACAAAATTGCCATTTCCAGCGTGTCTGCGGGGAAGCTGGTCAATGGTTCTGTCGTGACAAATAAAATCGCAGCAGGGGCGATTACGGCGGGTAAAATTGACGCTGGCGCGGTAACCGCAGACAAGATCGAAGCCGGAGCTGTAATTGCGGAGAAAATCTCTGCGAATGCTGTTACGGCAGAGAAAATTGAAGCTGGTGCAGTCAAGACGGACAAACTGGACGCAAAGTCTGTCACAACTGAAAAGTTGGCGGCTAATGCAGTGACGGCTGATAAAATCGAAGCCGGAGCTATTAAGACGGACAAACTGGATGCGAACGCGGTTACTGCTGCAAAAATCGCGGCAGGCTCTATCGAGGCAAACCACATTGCCAGCCATACAATAACTGCAGATAAAATCAAGTCCGGAACGATTACAGCTGAAAGCGGAATTCTGGCTGACGGCGTTGTCGGAACGGCTCAGATTGCTGATGGCTCAATCACGGACGCTAAAATCGTAGGGCTTACCGCAAACAAAATCACAGCCGGTACGATCAATGGCAAAGAAATAAATGTTGCAAACCTGAACGCGGATAACATCACAGCCGGAACAATCAACGGACAACACATTCCGCAACTCGGTGAAGATAAAATTCAGGATGGTGCGATTTCTGGTATTAAGATTGTTGATGGTGCGGTTACGACAGATAAAATTGGCGACAATGCTGTAACCGCAGACAAAGTGGTTGCTGAAGCTATTACTGCGGACAAAATCGCCGCGAACGCAGTTACTGCGAACAAAATTCTTGCAGGCGCTGTAACCACAGCCAAACTGGATGCGAACGCAGTCACGGCGGAGAAAATTGCCGCGCATACAATTACGGTCGACCAGATTGCGTCAAGCACAGGGTCGAATCTTGATATATCCTCAAACAGGACGATTACTCTTCAAGCTAAAAAGATGGAAGGCGTATTCAAATCTATCGGCGCTGATGGGTACAAAAAAACGGGCATCATTAACGTCGGCGCGGATGGAATCGAAGTCTCCCACTCAAATATCAATGCGAAAACAAAAATGGCGGCTGACGGTTTTAAAATCTACGATTCTGCTGGAAATTTAATTGGAGGTGTGTATATTCCAATAACAGGGCAGTCTGTTCGTCTGGTTGCATCCACGATGCTTGATCCTGCGAAACCGGAATATTGCGCACAATTCAGTAAATACGATGGTGACCACGGATTGAGCGACGTATACGGTTTTGAGCTGAAGCGTTCTTCTGATGGCGAGATTCTTGTTGGTCTTACAGCAAAGGCGGACGGAACGGACGGATATATTTCCAGCAAATCAAACGCCGTTTCAATCAGTGAAATGTCGAGAGCATGTGCCAATATTCATCAAATTGTTGTTTCTGCGTCAACTCCGAACATCAATAATTATTCGGATGGGACATTGTGGCTTAAACCTGTTGGAGAATAGAAGCATGGGCTGGAAATATAAAACGATAACCGTATCTTGCACGCTTTGTTCTCGTACTGTAAACGGAACGAACAACCGTTATGATGGCATCAATGAAACGCCATCTGCTGCAACACACGGTTTTTATGGTAGCAACGGAAATTGGGTTGGCATGGTGTTACTGAATGCAAACCTTGCCGGGTTGAATATTACAGCCATTCATTTATCCATGACAGCCAATGCCGCAGGCTCGACGGGGAATAAAAGCGTCTATTTCTACACGTCTAACTACCAGACCACAACAGCTTCCGGCAAAGGTTCAATTTACCCAAACAGTATGTTGGGGGCTATCAGCGGAACATTTCGGAATGCGACAACAGAAATTGACCTAACAGGCAGTCTGTTGTCTGGAATGGCAAGTTATCTGTCCGCCGGAAATCAGATGCTGATTTTGTATGATCCAAATGGAAACGCAGCAAATTACTGTCGTTTTACAAGAATTACACTAACGATCAATTATCGGGCATATACAGAAGAAAAAAAGACCGTAATGATTAAGCAAATTGGACAGTGGGTGGAGTGCACAGTAGCCATAAAACGGAACGAACAGTGGGAAGAATGCGCTGTATTCATTAAGCGGAATAATGAGTGGATAGAAACATCACACAGATGAAAAAGGAATAAAAAGCAATATCCATGTAGAATATAATGAATGGAGAAGAATTATGCGTATATCTCGTTATAGCTTTAATTCCATGCCGCAAATGATTTTTTTAGGATATTGTGGAGAAAATGATGCGACATGCATTGAATTTGAAATGTCTACCAGCTTGAAAGATTACCCCAATTCTGAAGTTAGACTTTATGTGAAAAATCCAATCAATGATATGTATGTTGCGCAGACAAACATAGAAAACGGGATATTAAAATGGATTTTGAAAACTGATGATACTGTTTTTTATGGAAATGGAATGATCGAAATTAATATTCTTGGAAAGGCTGGAGAAGTAATTAAAAGCGCGACTGCATCGACAATGATAGAGTCTTCTTTGTCCATCATAGAGGAGGAGAGTATCTAATGCGTATTTTTAGATATGATTTTGATGATATTGATAAATCGTTAATATTCCTTGGTTATGACGGGGAAAATAAGGCAACCCAAATTCGCATTGATATTGAAAAATATCAAAGTCAGTATATTGGGGCTGAATACCAATTACTTGTTAAAACACCGCTTGGTAGCGTATATCCGGCGGCAACAACGGTTGAAAACACGGACATTGTATGGACGGTTGAAAAAGGTGATACCGCCGCACCCGGTGCTGGACAAATAGAGGTTGCTATTAAAGGCGTTTCTGGAGAAATATACAAAAGCGCAAAAGGTAAAACTAGTTTACTTGTATCTATGACAGGAAGCGCAGGCGAACGGCCAGCTTCTTTTGAAACTTGGCTGGATCAGCTTCTTAAGGCCGCAGATGGCGTAAAACAGATGACGGTCAAATCATATAGTAGAAAGTATGGGACGGGTAGTGATGCTTCATACGATTCTCAAACTGCAACTTTAACACTTGGTTTGGAGAGTGGCGCACCTGGCAAAATTGAAAATTTGCTTGTTGAAGCCCAGACCAGAGAGCCCGGAACGGGATGCACAGCAACATACGACAGCGAGACTGGGAAAATTATATTTGGACTAGCTTCAGGGCCTCAGGGTGAAAAGGGCGACCCAGGAAAAGACGGAGCGCCGGGAGCGACCGGGCCGCAAGGGCCTCAGGGTGAAAAGGGCGACCCAGGAAAAGACGGAGCGGCCGGGCCGCAAGGAGAGAAGGGCGATCCCGGCAAGGACGCGCCGCAGGAAGCGGTGCTGTATACGGCGCAGACACTCGAAGATACTCAAAAGGCACAAGCAAGATCAAACATTGATGCGGCATCTACTGGTGAACTTAATCAGCTAAAGCGCGATTTGGAGACTGTAGACGCAAAAGCGCTCTACCTCGGCGACGGCGACGCGGGCACGGGCGATGCGCCGCCACTCAACGCGAACACGCTCGGCGGAAAACCTCAATCGCCTATCATGAGTGGCACGAACGGCATCTACCCGCTCACGACTGCCGACCAAGTCATCAAGGCGGACGGAAGCAGGCTGGAGCAGAATGGGAAGATCATATCCGACAGCGCGGCGTCAGCGGATAATTCGGGCAAGCTGGCAGGCAAAGCTCCAGAGTATTATATACAGCCGTACAACCTGCTGGACAACAGCGACTTTGCCCACCCGATTGCGCAGGAGGGCGTGAACGGGGCGCACGGCGCGACCGGGTATGCTGTGGATCGCTGGATGCGGACAAACGGCGCGACGGTTTCACAGGCGGCGGACGGGCTGAAAATCGTGTCGGACAAAACGAGCTGGACGGCGGGCATTCAGCAGCGGATCGAGGCGAAACGGTTCGCCGACGTGATGACGTTTGCGGTGCGCGGCGTTTTCCCGGTGGCATGTCGTCTGTTTGTCTACATTGACAGTGGCGAGGTGAATTTGGGGCAAGTGTATTTTCAGGGCGACGCGGCGGAGCGCACGCTGGTGGCTAAACTGATAAAACCGGATGGCCTAACCGGGGACGAAGTGGTGAACGTGCTCATTTCGCCGGACACAGGCAGCACCGGCACGGCCGCGGTCGTCCGTTGGGCGGCGCTCTACGAGGGCGAATACACAGCGGAGACCCTGCCGCCGTATGTGCCGAAGGGATACGCGGCGGAACTGGCCGAGTGTCTGCGGTATTATCGCAAGATCAAGGGCGATACGCAGACGTTCGGCGGATACGCCGCGAGCGGCAACGCCTACGCGTTTATTCCGCTGGCTCAGGCGATGCGGATTGCGCCGACGGTGACGGTCAGCGGGAAGTTTTCCTACACGCTGGGCAGCGCGCAACAAACATCGGTGGAAACTGGCACGCTGCACAGAGCCGGGACGGAACGCGTCATCGTCAAGTTTCCCGTTTCGATCACAGGCATCTGCACGGGCGTGATTACGCCGCAGGGCGACATTGACATTTCTGCCGACCTGTAAAAGGAGGGGTGACATGGACACAGAGAGCTGCAAAGTGCTGGTGCGGATCGACGAAGCGGGGCGCGTGACGGCGATCAACAGCGACGCGTTTGTGAGCGGCGACGGCTGGACACAGATTGACGAGGGCGAGGGCGACCGATACAGGCACGCGCAGAACAACTATCTGCTCAAGCCGCTCACGGATGAGCGCGGCGTGTACCGCTACAAGCTCGTGGACGGGCTGGTTGCGCAGCGGACACAGGCCGAGATGGACGCGGACTTTGACGCGCGGCCTGCGCCGCCGCTGACGACCGAAGAACGCGTAAACAACGTGGAGCAGCGCACGGACGCGCTGGAATCTGCAAACGACGATCTGATTTTGATGATGGCTGATTTGATTGGAGGATAAAAAAGATGAAAACTTTGAACGCTTTGAAGCTGCGCATTATGACCCGTGCGTTTAGAATCCGCATTGCCAACGGCGAGGATTTTGCCGATATCGCGGCGGATTATCCTGCACTGACGACCGACGACCTGGAAGCCATCCGCGAAGCGCTGAACATGGGCTGACGAGGGGGAGAACGTGATGCGTGATATCATACTGGCGTTTGACCGTTTTGGCGATCAAGCGCTGCTGCTTGGCCGCGTCGATGAAAATCGAGCGACGCGGGTACTGGTCGACCTAAAAAGCATATTGAGCCAGTATCCAGATGCTATTGCGTCGATCACGGTCAAGCCGCCTGGCCGGGTGGAGTATCCGGCGACGGTGAAACAAGAGGGCGGCATCCTGACGTGGGAGATCACGAGAGCGGATATCGGCAATAAAGCCGGAAGCGGGCAAGCCCAAATCACAATCCAAGACGCGAATGGCACGGTCATCAAGACTGCGATTGCCTGTACGCGCGTCGGCGAGTCTCTTGGCGACGCAGCTGCCCCGGCGCCTGATCCGGTTGAAAAATGGATTGATAAAGCAACTGGCACGCTGGCCGACGTTGAGCGGGCAGGAAACGCCGCACAGGCAGTTGCGGATGAAGTACAGCGGCGGTTGGATGATGGCGACTTTGTAGGACCGCAAGGCCCGAAGGGAGACAGGGGTGAAACAGGCCCGATTGGCCCGCAAGGACCCAAGGGCGAAAAAGGGGACAAGGGCGACAGGGGCGAGAAGGGAGACACCGGCCCGCAGGGCGAAACGGGCGCAAAGGGAGACGCGTTTACCTTTGACGATTTCACGCTCGAACAGCTTGAAAGCCTGCGAGGCCCCAAGGGTGACACGGGTGCAACCGGACCGCAAGGAACGGAAGGCGCGGTAGGGCCGCAAGGGCCGCAAGGCGCAAAAGGCGAACCGGGCAAGGATGCCGTCATCGACGCAACGCTGACCCAGGAGGGCGCGGCGGCGGACGCGAAAGCTACGGGAGAAGCAATCAATCAAATAACAGGAGATGCTATCGCGCTATCCGGCAAGCTCGAAAAAACTGAAAAACGAGCTGAGCGCGCAGAAACAACAGCACGGTATGCTATCAAAATGCAGCAGGGGTACACCTACGATTGCAAAACTGTTGTGGGCAGTGGCTCCGAGGTTGATGTCCCCGTCGGAACGAAAGATTATGCAGGGCTTCGCAAGATCGGCGGTATGAGCCGCAAAGGATATCAGGTGCTTCCAGATGATTTCCCCGCGTCATCTTCCCAATTAAGCGTGACAAAAAACGGAAATTATAATTATACGCTAACGACTTTGTCCTCAGGCGCCTACCGACAAAGCAGCAGAACGCTTAACATAAATGGACTTGCCGGGATGTATACGCTGCGTGCTGAAATAGTTGGCACGGGTGCGTCGATTGTTCGATTTTATACGCAGGACGGCAAAAACATAATTGAGACTACCATAACGTCTAATGCGCCAGAAAAAACGATTAACGTTTTGAAGGATTTTGCAAAAATTGTATGTGTTTTTCTCGGCAATGTCGGCCAAGAGGTGCCTATCGGAAGCGTCACCACCATATCAAGCATTATGCTTGAGCCGGGCAATACGGCACATCATTTTGAACCCTATACCACCGATTTGATTGTAGCCTCTATTGACAGCGTGGTAAGCAAAAGAGCAGGCGGAGAGGTTATCCACACCACTGCCCTGCCGACGGAAATGTTGGCACTGTGCCCGGACTACGGACAGGGAACGGCTGAATCCTACAATTACATCGATTTTGAGGCTAAGTCATACCACCATGTAGGCAGTATGACCCAGAACGGCGTATGGACAGCCCTTGATACCCCGGAAATCATCGACTTGTCTGCCGCTTGGGTGGACAATTTGGAATTGCTCACAGTAGCATCTGGCGGAACGGTGCAAATGCACTACCCTAAACTGGACGAGGGATTTGAGCTGGCGGTGCCAAGTGAAATCGTGTTTGCCGTTGACATCGCGAAAGCCGTTGAGGAGTGATAAAAATATGCTGCTTGATAAAGTGTTAAAAGCCAACGGTTTGACTTGGGACGACTTGCAACCCCAGACCGTTTGCACCAACGCAGAGTTAGAGGCGGCGCTGTGCGAGCTAGAAGAAAGCTACACCGCCCGACTGGCGGACATCGAAAACGCATTGTGTGACATTGATGGAGGCGTGGAATAATGGCAAAAATCTGGGCGAATCGGTTGATTGCCGGGGACAAAACATGGGATCAAGTCCCGGAAGAACGCAAAGAAGCAGTAAAAGCGGAGCTTGAAAAGCGCGTTAGATCAGGGAAAATCAGACGAGAAAAACTTGAAGAAATTCTGGGCGGCTAAGAAACCGAACGGGCTTAATTAACGGGAGGAGGCAAAACCATGATTATTCTTGGCATCATCATCGGCGGCGCGATCATCTTCGCGGCGGGCTGTCTGGTTGGCCGCTTCATCCGCGCGGGAGGTGCGTGGGACGAATGAAAAGCAAAAAGGAATATGAAATGCAAAGAAAACAGGCGCGGAAATGGGCCATCGAGTACATTACTGACTACCTGTACAGCTGGGGCATCGAACCGACGGAAGAAAACATCCGAAAGTATGCTTTAGCCCGCAGACGGACGCTGAAACAGTTTCATCGGCTGCGAGGGCATTTGCTCGGATAAAAAAACGGAAAGGAGGAAAAGCCAATGATTGAAACAAGCGAGGCCATCCGCACGGCGCGGGGGCTGATCGGGACGGCGTACAGCGAGCTGGACTGTATCAACCTCATCAAGAAGGTCATCCGCACAGCGCCGGGCGGCGACAAAAACTACACGACGGCGGGCACGAACGAGCTTTGGAATAGCTTTGACAGCGTGCCGAAGTATCGTCATTTGATCTGGCGGCAGACTGGGATTTCCGGCGCGAAGGCGGGCATGCTGGCGTTCATGGGCGTGGGCACGGGCGACGTGGACCACACCGGGCTGGTGACGGAGCGGGGAACGGTGATCCATTCAAGCAAGAGCCGGGGATGTGTGGTGGAAACCGAGCTGACGGAAAAACACGGATGGAACGGGCTTGGAAAGCACCGGATGATTGCAGTCCAGGACGATAACGCGGAAGGAGGTGAGACCATGTTTGGCAATGCGACGGTCAAGACACAGACAGCGGGCAGTTATGTCAACCTGCGCGGTGCTGACTCGACAAAATCAAAAGTGATTGGGAAAGTACACGATGGTGAGCGTGTTGATGTGGTATGCCATTTTGAGACAGGATGGTACCTCGTCAAAACACAAACGGGCGCGGACGGCTGTGTGTCAGCGGATTACGTTGTCAAGGACGCGCCGGGCACAGATTCCGCGGAGGATGACGGCGAAGCGCCGAACACGACGACCCTGCGCAGGAACGACGGCGTGTATGTCACGCTGGCGGGAAAATGGACGATTGCGGAGGATTGACCGATGACTCTACAAAAGCTGCTGGACGGCTTACGAGCGGCTGCCACAACGCACAGCACACTGACCCTTGTGCTGATATACTTGACGCTGAATCTGATTGAGATCTCGCCGATCAAGGTTCAGCCGCTCTCGTGGGTTTTTAAGGGCTTGCGCAAGGCGCTCGTTGGCTCATTGGAAGAGCGCATGGGACGAATTGAGGCGAAAAACGACCTCGAATTTGCCAAAATCTCACGCGCCAGAATCCAGCGGTTTTCTGACGAGTGTTACAATAGCGTCAAGCACAGCAAAGAACACTTTGAGCAAATCTTTGACGACGTGAAATCATATGAGACGTATTGCAAAGCACACCCAGAGTTTGAAAACCACAAGACGGTTGAGGCCGTCGAAATCATCAAAAACGCTTATCACAAGTGTTTGCAGGAGCGTAAATTTTTATGACGTTGCTCGGTAAAGACCGGGCAGAAAGTGAGGCTATCTATGTCTAACATCGACCTGACTCCCATCTTTCAGGCGCTGATTGTCCTTGCCGCTGCGCTGATCACGCGGTATGTCGTACCGTGGATTAAGGCAAAGACGACGATTGACCAGCGGCGCGAAATCCGCGACCTCGTGTCTATCCTTGTTTTCGCCGCCGAGAAGCTGTACACCGGTTCCGGACGCGGCGAAGAGAAGCTGGCATGGGTGCAGGAGCGGCTTAACGCACATGGCTACAAGCTGGACACAAATGAACTTGCCGAGTTGGTAAACGCTGAGATTGCGAAGCTGGAGAGTTCAACGCCGTTGTTGATTGAGAACGCTGTCCCGGTGAATGAGCTGACAACTGCACAGGAGGGCTAATGACAAATGCGGCTACGCTTCTGCAAGCCGGACTATGTGCGCTACTGCGCTGAGTGCGGTTTTACGGAAGATGAGCTGCGCATTTTCGAGCTACTTCAGAAGGGCAAATCGCGAGTCGAGATAGCATTTGCCACGAACAGGTCTGTGCGGACGGTGGATCGCACAATCCGCACGATAAAAGACCGAATCATATATCTCGAACAACACTATCCTAATTGAATATTTACTAAATCAAGAACGGTCGGGTGTCATATGGCACTCGACCGTTCTTTGTCATGTTTGCGGCGTGAAGATGTCAGGAACAACCTGCTATTCTGCACCATAATAAGGGCAGAAGAGGGAGGTGGATTGCAGTGTACAACGGTTATCCGCAATCGTACATTTATCCGCAACTTGCGCAGCAGACGTACTTTGATAGGCTTCAAGCCCTTCAACAGCAGAATGCACCAATGCAAAACATGCAGCTGATTCGCGTAAATGGCATTGACGGCGCAAAAGCCTTTCAGATGCCGCCGAACAGCTCCGTGGCTTTGTTTGACACCAATAATGATGTGTTTTTTGTCAAGTCTACGGACGGTGCCGGCTTCGGCAGCATAAGAACGTTCACCTTTATTCCGGTGCCGGATGCGCAGCCGCAAATGCAGCAGGCATCCTCCGAGTATGTAACCCGTGCAGAATTCGATGAGTTGAAAGGAATGGTGTTAAGCAATGGCAAGCAGCCTGTTCGGACAAACCGCAAACAACAGCCAGCCGATGATGCAGCAGAATGACATTCGGGCGGCAGTATCTAAAGCAAAGCAGCTTATGAATGGAGATAATCCCATGATGGCGGCTGTTCGCATGATGACAGCCGGAAAAGACCCTGAGAAGGTGTTTTATTCGGAGTGTCAGCGCATGGGCGTGAATCCGGAGGACATTTTGTCCTTGATTCGTTGAGACCACTCCTTTCGGCAAGCGCGCAGCCGGAGGCTTGGAATATAAACGGAGGTAACATTTATGGAAAATTATAGCCTTGCCGATGTTGCTGCGGCAACTGGCAAAAATGACGGCGTATTCGGCGGCAGTGGCGGCGGCATGTGGATTTTTGCCCTGCTGATTCTCGTCCTGCTCTGCGGTGGCGGCGGATTCTTCGGCGGTCGCGGTGACCGTGCGGCGACGGTCGGTGATGTACAGCGTTCGACCGATTTTGCGGCTCTTGAACGGCAGAACAACGAGATCGTTGCCGCTGTGCGTCAGGGCGTCTACGATACCACTGGTGCGATTAAGGATGGCAACTACAACATCCTCGGTGAGCTCCGCGATATCCAGAACGAGACCAACAGCGGCTTTGCCGCGATGCAGAAATGCTGCTGCGAGACGCTGCGTGCCATCGACTCCGTCAACTACAATGGCGCGATCAACACGGCGGCGATCAACGCGAACACGACTGCCAGCATGCAGAAGATTCTGGATGCTATCACCGGTAACCGCTTTGCCGACATGCAGAACCGCATCAACCAGCTTGAACTGCAGTCTGCTCTGTGCGGCATCCCGCGTATCAGCAACTATGCTTACGGCGTTGTGCCGAACTTCGTGCCGATTCAGCAGGGTTGCGGTTGCAACGGCAACAACAACTTCAACATCTAAAAGTCGTATCGGCTGGGCAGGCGGGCGGCTTACGCCCGCCTTTTTATAAAATGGAGGATTGTATGGCGACTCAAATCAATCAGGATCTTCGGGCGGCTATCGAGACCAGCCTGATGAAGCGTGACTATGACAATATGCCGCTGTCGGATATCCAGCAGATCATTGCGCTGGCTATTGCGCTTGCTCGCGATGTAACGCCCATGACGCCGCTGGACTATATGTCTGCCTTGATGTTGGACAATGCACATGGTCTACTGAACAAAGGAATCGCATCTACTTCTAAGGAGGGTTAAACATGTCCTGCAAATCTCTAATCTATGCCGTCAATGCCGGAACTCAGGCTGTCGCGGCGAACGGCGGCGTGCAGTTTACCACGCTAACCAGACGTTATGGCTGTGATTGCCGTCTGGTGGGTACAAACGTCGTTCTGACGGATGCCGGCTATTATGACGTGGGGTTTAACGTCACGGCACTCCCGACCGCTGCCGGGGCTATTACAGCCACTCTGTTGGTCAATGGCGTTGCCTATCCCGGCGCAACTGTAACAGCGACCGCTGCGGCGGCGAATGAGGCTGTCCAGTTGTCCCTGTCTCCGGTGACTGTGCGCACCTGCTGCTGCCCGCAGACCAGCACGCTGACTGTGCAGCTGTCGGCTGCCGCCGCTGTTACGAACGCCGGAATTAACGTGGAGAGGGTGTAAGCGTATGCTGACGCGTGAGTGCATCGAACGGGAATATATGAGGGCGTTATATGGCCCAGAAACGGCGCAGAACGTGCGTGACTTTGCTCTGTGGTCGATTGCCTTAGAAGCGTTGGAAAAAGGCTCACAGGTGGCAAAGAAACGCTTACACGAGCATCTGGAAGAAATGGATTCGCCGCTCACCATGGAAGAAGCCGAAACGTGGGTCGCGAACATGGAGAACGAAGATGCTTCCAAGCCGCACGGCGGTAAGTGGTCTTACGCTGAGACTACCGCTGTTGCCAAGAAGCATGGTATCCCGGAGGACAAGTTCGTCGACTTCTACGCGGCGATGAACATGATCTGGTCGGACTATTACAAGGTCGCGACCGAGCTGAACGTATCCACGCCGGACTTCTACGCGAAAATGGCGAAGGCGTTTGTCTGCGACAAGGACGCCGCGCCGAACAAGGTTGCCCGGTACTATCACGCTATTCCCGAATAAGCCACTGGAGGCAGAAGAGGACGCAGGCGTTTTCCTGCGTCCTCTTTGTTTTGGGCATTTCGCAAATGCGTCCAAGGTTGTGTCCAAAGCGTTCTTTTCTTTTTGTGTCCAAAGACGTATTTCAAATTATGAAAGATAAAAACTGAAAATATATAGAAAACAAGATATGAAAATATATGGACACGTAAAACCTTGAAAAAACGGCGCTTTTCCTGTATTATTGTGACTAATGAACGCTTAATATTGAATTTTCTAAATATTGTTGAAAAATTTGGCCGATCTTGCTTTCAAAAATATACTGGAAGAAGCGTGATTTTTCGGAATAAATCGGCTGTTTGTGTCCGCATTTGTGTCCAAATGAAAATATAGAAAATCTATCCTCTTTCCTTGAACTGACAAACTAAAATGAACTTAAAAAATCAACCCCTTCTATACTCTAAAAAAAGAAAAAAATCAAGAGAAAGTGTGAGAGAGCATTTATAAGGTTTTATTGGTTTATTAGGTTTTAATGGTATATTAGGTTCATTAGGTATATTAGGGTTAGGGTGACAAAGGATTTCTATTTTTACCGAAGGAAGGACGATTTTCTGTATTTATTAGGTATATACTATTTTTCTATATATTGTTAGATTTATATGTGTTTATTACTATGGCAATACCTAATATACCTAATGTACCTAATAGTTTATATAAACGCGCATTTGCGGAGCGAAAAAAAAGTTTGAAATTTGTTAGGGCGACCTAATAGACCGAAGGCGAGTGCGCAAGTTTCTTTGTCACCTCTTCGGTCTATTAGGTTAATCTAACTCTATAAAAGTCGATGATTGTCGATAAATGAAAAAATAAACTTCAAAAAAGACCTTGACGAAAAAATGCCGGGAGAACCCGACATTTGCATCATTTACTCTTGAAATTAACAAAAAGTGTTTAATTTATTTGCCACATCTTCTTGTAAACCAGTCATTAGATAGCCGTATGTATCCATCGTAATTGCGATAGAAGAGTGACCAAGACGTTCACTAATAATCTTAGGCTGAATGTTGAGTTTAATAAGCATAGCAGCGTGTGTATGCCGTAAATCATGGAAGGATGCTGGTGGTATAGGCGGTTGGTTAGTACACTTTCTCTTTTCATTGATCTGTTCTTCGATTCTTTTTAAAGTATTCGTGAGTGAATTTATGCTGTATGGTTCTCTTTTACGACTGACACAAACAAACTCACTTTCTCGCGGGAGCTGATTTAAATAATCCATAACAAATTGGGGCATTGAGATTGTTCTTTTTGACATCGGAGATTTAGGTCCCTTATCTATTTTTCTACCGTAAACATCGCGCGTTTTAGCTTCTATAATGATCAGAGTATTTCTAGAAAAGTTAATGGATTTCCATTTTAAACCACAACATTCCTCCGCTCGAAGACCACCGTATATAGCTAATAGAATGGGTGTGTAGATACGTTTCCCTTTGCAAGCACTCAATACATCCTGAATGTCGTTCGGATCAAGATAATCTGGTTCTTTATAAGAATCTTGCTTTATTTTTTTTATTTTATACCCGGCAAGAGGATTTAGCGGAATAATATTTTCTGATGCGGCCCAGCTTGTGGAGTTGCGTAGAACATCAAAGTATACTTTTACAGTTGATGTTTTTAATGGTTTTCCGTTTTGCCCGCCACAAGATTGCATATAGTTGAACATCTGCCCGTAACGGGCTTTGGTCAAGTTTTTGACAGGCTCATTATATATGGGAAAGTGAGATAAACGATCAATGTTCATGTTGTATCTTGCTAAAGTCGTTTGTTCGACACTCTGTGCAGCATATTCTGAAAACCATCGTTCTAACAGCATCCCGACGGTTAGATCGGATTTGGGCTGTTCCACGTTCATTTGTGCTGCCTGTTCGATCTGTCCGGCTTTTGCCCATGCTTCTTCCTTCGTTTTGAAGCCGCCAACGCGCTTTTGAGTAATTTGTCCCATTGCATCTTTTACGCGATAACGTATTTCCCACGTTTTTCCTCGTTTGGATACAGATGCCATTTTCAGTTTCCTCCTTGATTTTTCCGCATGTATATGTTATAATAAGATCGTCTCGCAAGGTGATGGTTTCCTCCATCCTTGCGAGTTTCCGCAGTCCGCGTCGTTTTTGAATGGCGCGGATTTTTGCGTTCATGACATAGTATATTCAAAACATGGAAAAAGCAAACGGGTTTTTGAGTGAAAAGTATATTTTGATATCGTGAAAAAAATTCATTTACTTTACAGAATCTGGCAAAAATTGTAGTTTGCGCGACACCGCCTTATGTCGCGCAAACTACAATTTTTTATGTTTTTTGTCGCGTTTGTTCCTAAGTGGAGTGTATTTCTTCGAGCCAAGAAATAGCACGAACGATTTTTAAAATTCGACTTTCTTTTTTTGTATATTAAATGCCGCTTCCGGGTATGCTAGTAGCAAAGGAGGCGGTATTTGTGAAATATCCGCGTGGAATTATGGTTCGCTGCATTCTGAGTCTGCTGGATAAGGTGGAGGACGACGCTGTGATTCAGAGGGTTTGGAAAATTCTTGAACGTGCATATGCTGCGCAGACAGAAAAAGGCCGGGAGAATTAATCTCCCGGCTCTTTTTCTAAGGCTGGTCTATAAAGCATTGAAAACGACTGTTATTTGTGATACAATTCGATAGGAGGTGAACAATGTGCGAAAAGTCTTTCTTGTTGTTTGTTTTTTTATTTTTCTGTTTTCTGCTCAAACGTCGATAGCTAATAATCGTGTTTTGTTTGAAACCGAAGATGAGTTTGCACATGCGTTTGATAGATATTATGCTGAAGTAAGGGACTATTGGGGTGGAATGATTACTCCTAAATATGAGATTAAAGGAACGCGTGGTTCCTTTGATTTTGATTATTGCAGAAAAACAGAATGGGCAAGATCATATCATAGGTTTTCAGTAGAATATCATGGGAAATACACAAATCCTAGTTATCACGAGGCTTATTTTGCGTGTTATTATGATTCTGAATTAAGAAAGATAACACGAATATCTATAAAATCTGATGAAGTTTGGAAAAATAAAGAGTGTAGGCATAGATTCCAGACCGTATCTTTGGTAATTGCCAGAATGCTTAATCTTGTTCCGAGAGATGTTGATTTGGAAAAAGGTGTATTCTTGCCAACATACAATTATGATGGTTTTCTAGAAAAAATAGAAATTACTGATGAATCTATAAAAAAAATGTTTGATGAAGCAAGGAAAAATAGCGATTATAGTACTAAAAAATACGATAGAGCTGGATACATAATAGAAATTGATATATCTCCATGCCGAGATAGTATTGAAATGAGTATTGAAAAGGAAAACTAAAAAAATAAGAAGCCGGGCGATCAATCGCCCGGCTTCTTTTGTTTGTCCAGCTCGGCTTGTATGGCGTTGAAGACCTCACGCATCATTTCCCAACCGCCGGGAGTCTTGGCGATGCCGCGTATTACGGCTTTGACGAACTCGTTTGAGCCTGCCAGAACTTCGTCTACGATCTCGTCGTCCTCGTTGGGAGGAAGCCGCATCGGTTCTTCGCCGGTTTCCAGCCATTCGAGGCGAATGCTGTATTGCTGGCTGATCAGCATTAGTACGCTGCGCTGGGGTGTAACGCGATCAATCTCATAAGTCATGAGTTGTCCTCGGCTTAACCCTAGGGAAGCTGCGAATTCCTCTTGACTGAGTTTTCCTTCTGCTTCCTTGCGAACTTGTTTGATTCTTTCGCCCATTGTCATTGTAGTCACCTCCTTTTGTGTTTCTGAACGCATTATATCACTAATAATGAGAAAAGTAAACTTATTTAAGCGATTGTGGTATCAAAAAATATTTTAAAAATGTGTTGACAATCGCATCAAAAAGAGCTAAAATGACGACGTAGTCACAAAACGAAAGGAGGTTTGGCGATTATGGTCGCAGAAAAGGTTATGGCGAATGAGAAAGTCGATATCCTCAAAACCTTTATTGGTTTCCCGGAAGCCATCCAGAACGCTTTTGCGGCGGGCGTGTTGTTCGGTCAGCTGAAAACCAGCATGGACAACACGGAGAAAAAGAAGGAGAGCTAAAACAAGGCTCTCCCGTTGCAGATGGAGAGCCTTTTAGAAGAAAGGAGTTATAAATGGAAGAAAACAAAAACCTTTCGACGTTCGTCAGCGACCAGTTTGGTTCTGTTCGGACGTTGACCGTCGACGGCGAACCGTGGTTCGTCGCGAGGGACGTATGCAGGGCACTGGGGTTGGAACAGGTTAGTCGCGCAATGAGCCGCCTTGACGAGGATGAAGGTGGGGTACTAAAAGTAACCCACCCTCAAAATCCGGATAAAACCATTGAGTTAAATGGTGTTAATGAATCAGGGCTTTATCATCTGGTGCTCTGTTCCAACAAGCCCGAAGCAAAAGCCTTCAAGCGGTGGATCACCCACGAGGTGATTCCGGCAATCCGCAAGACCTGCGCATATGCCGTTTCCGGAACGCCGATGATGACTGCTGAACAGGCAGCTGTGCTGCTGGAATCGATGCACGCGTTTGTCCAAAATCAAAGCGAGTTCCTCGCCTGTACATCGAAGGTGCTGGATGCGATGAATGCGTTCACCGACGTGTCGCAGGAATTGGTGCAGGCAGTGATTGATGCAAAAGCACTTCCGTCTGCCAGCGAGAAGCCCGTGCCGAAGCCTGAACAGGCGAAGGATAAGCCGAAGGCTGTTCCCGCTAACCAGCACGTGTCGGACGGCGCGATTACGCTTGAAGAAGCTGCTCTGCGGCTCGGCACTACGTGAAAGAACGTCTGCGACGCTCTGCGTGTGGCTCGTATCTGCTACCGACAGGGGAACAACGATGCACGCCCTTACAGAGTGTACACCGAACGGGGGCTGTTTGACAAGATTATTGTCAAATATTATCGCTGTGGCGCGGAAGAGACGCAGACGTTGGTTACGCCGACCGGGCTTGATCTGCTGGCTCAGATTTTGGAGGATGAGAAGCTGTGAGAATGGATGCCTATCGTTTTCTGTTCGGTCTGATCTCGCTGTTTGTGGCGTTAATCTGCTGTGCGTTGATGTGTCTTGTCGGTGAAGCCATGGAGCGTGTGGTGTTTGCAGCACTGGCGCTTACGAACATCGTGAATGTAACTCAGCTTTGGTGGATGTAAGGAGGAAAAAAGAATGGATAAACAGTGGTACATCGTAAGAACCGACCGAGCGGGCGTATTCTTCGCCCACATCGAGGAGCGCAACGGAAGCGAAGCGAAGCTGACCGACGCTCGGCGTATCTGGTACTGGGAGGGCGCGGCGAGCTTGAGCCAGCTTGCGACCGAGGGCGTGAAGTGCCCGCAGAACTGCAAGTTCACGGTAACTGTCCCGTCCTGCACGGTTCTCGGCGTGATTGAGATCATCGCCTGCACGGATAAGGCCGTGGAGAACATTAAGGCGGTGAGAGAATGGCGGATGTAAAGGAAGCCGTCAAACGGTTCCTTGAAGTGCCACGAGGCTACGGCTCCGGCTCCGGCTCCGGCTCCGGCTACGGCTCCGGCTCC